CTGAACCAAGTCCTCTTGAGGATATACCAAGTTTAATACCTGATTTAAATAATTCTTTTAAGATGTTTCCAGCTGGTGTTCCAAGAACTTCAACAGTTCCAAGTAAATCATTTCCCTTCCAATGCATTTCAAGTATGTTATGAGAAGCATTATTAAGATTAACAACAGATGAATCAGGATGATCCAGTTCACCAAGAGCCCTTCGTTCAGCTATTTGAATTTCAGAATATTTTTTAGCTTCTCTCATAAGAGTTTCCGACGGATATACTCTACCATTTTGATTTTTAGCATTTGCTCTTTGAAGAACACCTTTTACTATTAATCTACCACTGTTATTTGATAGAGATTCATTAATTGCTTCTCTCGATATCTCAAAGGGTATATAATCTACTATTAGTTGTTTTGACATTTTATTCTCCTTAAAATCTTCCCATTCCATCTAATCCACCTTTATATACAAATCTTATTTTAGCAACATCAGCATCACTACCACTCACAGCTATTGGATGTAAATGATGAACACCTGCAGGTAATTTATTAAATGATTGATAATGTGAAGAGCCAGATAACACAGATGATGGATTATTACCTTCACTAGCTGCACTAGCTGAAAAATCAGAATTACTACCAAAGTAAAATCCAAATCCAGCTGAAACTGCTTCCGAACAATAAATATAGTGTGGTGTTTTATAAGAACCTGAAAAAGCAGCTAATTCTGTAACTCTATCATAATGTTGTTTTGTTTTTGGACCCGGTATTTGTTTTGATGAATCATTTGGGTCTTGTACATAATTTGGCATTTATTTTCCTCCTATTGTTTGGAATTCCAAGCATTTCGTCTAAGCCAAATATCTCTTATTATATCAGCTACGACACTTCTTATTAATTTTCTAATTATTTTTAAATCTTTTTCATCAACTGATTCATCTAGCATTTCATATCCAGTACTATTAGTTGATATCTTTTTTTTCTTTGCTTTACCTTTATTCCCAGTAAAAGCAAATGGTGTTGAATATCCATCTACATTTGCAGTAGCAGTTATTTCATCCAACTCCTCTTCGTCTAAAATTTCTTCAGTTAAAGATTGAATTATTTCATTAAAGTGTTTTTTTGTTTTTATTTCCACTTTTCTTTAACTCCTTTAAGAGTTCCAAATATCTCATTGTTTGAGTAACATGAGAATCCTTAACTATATTTGATTTACTATCCAATCCACACATTTTATCTATAGAATTTATAGCTTCTTGCATTTTAATTTTTACAACTTTATCTTTTAAATTTTTAGAGTGCGTTTTTAAATCTTTTTTTAATCCACTGATAATCTCTTTTAATGTATCTTTTAATGAATTAGTATTAGATACATTGTTAATATACTCTCTAAGTAAATTCTTTTGAGCTGCGCTTAATTTTGTATATTTTTGATTGAATTTTTCTAAAAGAGTTTTATAGGTTAAAAGTCTTAAATCTTCATCGTCTGGCAAATTAGAAACAGTTTCTGATAATCTTATATCTTCATTTTTTGTAGTAATATGTTCAACTAAATTAAAATGTGATTCTGTAGTTTCATCTGGAGATAATGAACCTATATTTTCAAATAATTTATAAGTTGATGCATATATCTTATAACTATCAACTTTAGAAGAAACAAATTTTTGTAAATCATAATTTTCATTAATATTTTTTATTAGATTATACTTTTCTCTTCTAAGTTTTGAATTATTTAGTTTTTTTCTTTCTTTAAGTACTTCATTAATAAAGTAATCAGCTTTTTTATCACTATCAAATTTTTTAGTAATAATAATATTATATAAAGCTAACTCTTTCCCTAATTCTGTATTTTCATTGAATTTCTTTTTAACTATAGAAACAGCTTTACTCTGATCAATCTTATTTAAGACATCAGAAGTAATCTGCCTTAGCAGAAATTCAAATAATAAACCAGTATTACGGAGTTTGTTGTGTTTTACCTTACGCATTTTCACGTCTCCATTTAATTGGTATTCCAGCGATGTATAGTTTTTCATATATAAATATAAAGTTTTTGTTATATTTACTCATTTATTTCTTCTTCTATTATATTTTCTTCGCTTAATATACTCTTATTCTTTGTATTTTTTCCAAATTTATTTTTTAAGGATGACAAAATCCCTTCTCTAGCCACTAAGGTTGAACCTTTTGATGTAGCTAGTGGAGATTTTCCTTTAAACTCTCTCTTACCATATCGTTCTCTATGATAAGCTGTGGCATCTTTTATATCTTTAGATTTTCTTCCTGTTTCAACATCTAACTCACCATCACCAGTTCGTCTGTCACCACCCCACTCGTCTCTTCTAGCCATTTCTAATTGTTCTTCATCGCCAGCTTTTTCACCAGTTTCTACAGGGTCGTTCCCTTCTGTTTCAATTTGTTCAAATCTAAATGCTTGTTTCCTATCTTCAATAATCTCACCAAACACTTTCTTTTTATCATGTTCATTAAAATCAAATATATTATCATATATCCATTCACGGGATAATATCTTATTTTCTATAAGATTATTTGATATATCAACTTGTTGTGTTAATAATTCTAGTTTCTCTTGTTGATGTATCATAGATGGATTGGTTAATTCTAATTGAAAATCAAGTAATTCAGCATCCTCAAATCCTTGCGTATATAGATGTACTATAGCCATTTTTTCAAGCTCTGCACACACAATCTTTTGTAGTCTTTCAATCGTTCTTGCAAATCTTACATCTTCAGCTGCAAGTGTAGCTTTTGAACCAACACCCTCTTCATATCCTAAAAATGCTTTAGGTATTTTAAGAGCCGCCATTAATTTATTTCTTAAATATTCTATATCATCGATAGCTCCATCATTTGTTAATCCAGGTAATGTTTCTATTTGTGTACCACTATCTGAACCACGAACAGGCAAATAATAATCTTCAGTTACAGACTCAATATTATATCTAAGATTATAATCACCTGTTTTTTGATCCATAACTGGAACTTTTTTCATCTTATTGATGATTTTTTGCATAAAATTATCAACTTCATTTGGTGGAATATTACCAATATCAACTTTAAATATTCTTTTTTCTGGAGCTCTCATCATTCTATGAATCAACATAGCATCTTCCATAAGGGTTAATTGTTTCCATATTCTTCTAGCACCTTCCAAAGAAGATTTTCCATATGGTAGATAATTAGCATCTGATAACATTCTGAAATGAGCTATTTCGTAATTTTCAAGAGTTTTCTTATCTGCGTTTCTATTACCATCCTCAGCAGTTATTTCATATTGAACTAATTTAGGATTTTCTGGATCATGATCTTCCAATCTGACTATATCATAAGCAGACACTGGTTTTATATTAACAATTCCATATTTATCTAGAATATCTAATTCTAAAAAGAAATCTCCATATTTTGTAAGGTTTCTAATCCAAGGCCATAGATTAAACTCAATATTCATTATATCATAAAATAAGTTATTTAATATTTTAGCAACTTTTGGATTATCACTCTTTACTTTTAATGTCATTCCTTCAACATTCGTTGTTGTTGATTCATCCGAGTATATATCAAGAGCAGATGATATAATGGGATCCGCATCCATCAATTCATAATCTCGATAAAGCTCTCTTCTAGCAACATCATATGCATTTCTAGCATTTTGAGCTGCTGAATATTTTCCTCCCCATGAAGGACCATGTAATCTATTATATCTATCTATAAAATTTGATAATAATCCTGTCTGAGCCATATCAACATCTTTTACTTTTAGTTGACCAGAATCAGTTTTTCTAATTATAATATTAGATTGGAATAATTTTCCAAGTCTCGTTAATATATTTTCATTATCTGCCATTTTTACCTCTTATTTAATTAACCAAGTTAAATCTTCTTTTTCATCTTTACCTATATCCATTTCATATGGATTTTTATTAGGCATTCCAGCTTTTCCCTTTTGAAAACCTTCTGAATGATCTGGTCTATTCCCGTTACTTTTTAATAAAGAACCCATCATCGCCCATTGTTGATCATTTTTATCTTTTTGTATTCGTAAGGCTGTATCTCTAACCCAAAGAGCTATTGAATAAGACATAACCAAGTCATCGTTATAACCTTCCATTGCCTCAGCCTTAGTATGAACTATTCCTTGTTTGTATATAAACACAAATAATTCATCCACAAGCCTATTGGAATGTAATTTTACTAATTTTTCTCTTGTATATTCTTCCATCTTTGCTATAATTAATGGTCGAGTTTTCGCAGTTGTTGAAAATCCAGGAACCATACTTTTATCCTGAGATCTGTATTTATTACTTATATTATGTTCAACATCAACCACTTGTAAATCTTTTGATTGATAGAATAGATTCTTATATCCTCTA